ATGAACAAACTATATAGTCCTGAGCTAGTCTGTCCGTTGCGGTTTCTTTTGTTAACGTCCGATGCTTCGTATAATTTCTTAAAGTTTTCTCCACCTTTATCTAATGCGTTTGAAGTAGAACCCATCATACATTTGCCGACGATTCTTCTACCTAATCTTAACGTTGTCTTCGTGACCCTCCAGTTGTTGAGGATGTTGTCCGGTCTCTCCCATTTACCCGATTCATCGTGGACGAGTAATTTGAGTTTCTCTCCGTCGTACGAGTTGTCTCCGGTATTCTTCCAGTCGATGGTCGTATCCAATCCCTCTTGTATATCTTGGTCTGTCTCTTTGATCGAGTTGCGCGTGAGACGTTTAGATGGGACTTTATACGATAATTCTGTTTTGGGACGTTCCATCCCGTCTTGTATCGGTTTAAAAAAGAATGGGTAGTTAATTGATATGGGTACAACCTTATCCGTGAACATCTTCTTAGCGTCAGCTCCCGACTTAGAGAGTATTCCAAACCTAGAATCTCTCGATATTGTTGCCTGGTTAACTGTGTCGGATGAAGCCATGAAACTAAACCCGGACCGTCTGTTCTTAAGATAACACATTCCGTAGGATCTACTATCAGATTTGCATGCTTCCCAAAATATGTAGAATAATCTATTTGATTCCCGAAAGTCTGCGTGCCCAACATCAATTTTGGTCCACTGCAAGTACATGTAATGAGAACCAGTGATGTAAGTAGGAATGCCTTTATTGTAATACCAAAAGCCTTCTTCGCGTCTAACAAATTCTTTATTAATGTAATCATAATATTTTTCTTTAAACGATAAAGGTTTTTCATTCCATTCATAAACATTTTTTACTTTGTTTAATTCTTTAGGATAATCTAAAACACTCCATCGCTGCTCTTCTTTTTTATCAGAACACTTATAAACATCTTCTGCTAAAGGCAAGGCTACTAATAGGTTCTGTATATTATATATTTCGCCTATTTTTCCAGTTTTACTAATAACTACAATATCATGCTCTTTATTGTAGCCGTATTCCCATTTATTAAGCCTATTTAATCTTTTTATCACTTTAGGCTTTACGTGGTCTTCTACTATACTATATAAACTTTGCTCGTACATTATCTAGATCTTCCTTCAGCAAAACCTTTAAAAGTATCTGCTTTTTTATCTATAGGTTTATCATCTAATAAATCCTGTTCTTCTTTTATTCTAGCCAGTATTTCAAAAGCATCGAATATTGCTAATTTTTTAGTAGCGGCAGCGTTTTTAAGTCTGTCAGCTGAGATGTCATCTTCTGAGTCTACGATCTTTTCTTTAGCTACCTTTATAAGTTCCTCAACTGCTTTTTGCCCAGCTTGGATTATATTCAGTTTCGTTTCCTTTATTTTCATATTTAATTAAAATATCATTTGATTCCATACAATAAAGAAGTTCATTATCTACTACAAATTCAAACTCCCGATTACTTTTAAACACCACAGTGTCTCCTGTGCTTATTTTAAGCGCATTTAAGGAGCTATTGTCGTATTTTATTATACCAATATTATTTTTTAATTTAGACAGCTTAGATTCGTCCTTATTAATAACTGGTTTTATAAAACAATAATCCAATACAGTATTCCATTTATTATTTCTTTTAAACATATATATTTGGTCTACTGATGCAAAATACATATCATCTTTAAAATACTTACTGCTGTTTACAGACTTACCTTTTAAATTATAATATCTTCTAAACAGGTTATGGTGTACTAATACTGTATCTCCTATTTTTATATTTGTTCTTAAAGCTAAAGGTACTGAAACAACCACGGCTTCTCTATTGACAAACTTATGATTTGATATACTAGAATTAACAATAAGCTTTTTATCACCTATTGCTAATTCATTATTATATCTTTGCCCAATTGGCTTTATTATAAATTGTTGAATACTTCTCATTAATATTCTAAATCGTACTCTACAGAAATAGCCATATTTTTATTAAACTTTTTCCAAGGTAAAATTTCATTTTGCTTTTTAATATGTATATTATAAGAATCGTCTTCATTTTCAAATAATATAGCAGATATTGTGTGACCTCCATAAACTTGTTGGCCTATAGCATAATGCATAGCTTCATTTTTATAATCAGAGCCTATACTTATTTTTCTTATAATATGGTCCACTTTTATTCTTTTTCAATATCAGTATAAGTACCGTCTTCAATATTTATATTAATAGCACCATAAATATCCTCAAGATCTTTTTTATACTTTTCAATATCTTCTACTAATCCAGCATACTCATGAAGCAAGCTATGCTTTTGAGTTTCTAAAAATCCTAAGTTAGTTAAAGATTTATTTAAATCTTTTTGGTGATCTTTAATTACTGTTAATTGCTCTTCAGTAATTTTTTTTACTTCTTCTACTTTTTTCATTTGATTAAATTTAATTATTTTACTTTGTCTTTTATTTTCTCGTATGTTCTTAGTCCACCAAGCCCGAGCATTCCTAGCAGTACTGTCATTAAATGTTCCATTTGTAATGGTGGTGGTGCATCTGTTGTTTTTGTTATCCAAATAAATAAATCACGTATAACAAAATTATAAGCTAACGCAACCCCACATATCCATCCTATAAACGGTCTCCAGCCAGCAACGAACAAAGTTCTATGCGAAGCTTCAACCATATTTATTTTAGTTTGTAGTTCTATTAATTTTTCGGGATCAAG